CGTTATCTGATCCAGTCAGAGTCAAGCCAAGCCGTATTATTGATCGCTATCCCTTTGTCGCCAGTGCCGTCCATATAGGCTGGTTCGAGCCTCTATCTGAACCTGTTCCTAGAGCCAAAGGCGGGTTGATTGCGGCTAGTCAACAGGCATTTGCATTTAATCCATTTCCTGTTGCGCCAGTACAAATCACCATAGGATGGTTTAATAACCTATCCGATCCCATTCGCATCAGAACTAACGCGGCTCTTCGGCAGGATTATTTTGCGGAACCATTCTCACTTACACAGGAAGAGTCTGTAACTGAGGACCGCTGGCACCAGCCATGGTCTGAGCCTGTTCGTGTTCGTGCGAGATTACAGACAGGGTTAAACCCAAGCCTATTCCTTACACCGCAACCTGATCCTGCGGATGATCTATCCGCAGCTTGGATCGCTCAATTTACCGATCCCGTACGAATACGGGCAAGATTACAAGCCGGATTAAATCCCAGTTTATTTTTTACTCCACGGCCTGATCCAGCGGGCGATCTGTCACCGGCTTGGATTGGAAGATTTCCCGATCCAGTTAGAATCAAGCAGGGACTTAGCACTGCTAATCAGCAAGCGGCGGCTTTTTATCCGTTCCCATTCCCAACAATCACCGTCGATATTGGATGGTTCAACAGCCTCTCCGATCCTGTTCGCAGAATAAGGCCGACGCCGACTGATCAACAATTCATTCCATACCAACCGATTATTCCGTCCTTCGATTGGTATGGCGGTCTTAGTGATCCCGTTCGAAGAACACGAATTTCAGCCTCGTTTGATCCTCAATCATCAGTTCCATTGCCAACCGTATCGTTCGGATGGTTTGGTGGTCTTACTGATCCTGTTCGAAGAATACGAGCGGCTACTCCATCCGATCAACCATCGTGGTCATTATTCCAAGAACCAACTGCTGTCTCCTTTGGATGGTTTGGCAGCCTAAGTGAGCCAACACGCAAATTTAGGCCATTAGTTACACCGCCAGATAACTTCATTGGCATTCCTCCGATAGTATCATTTAGCTGGTTCAATAATCTATCCGATCCAGTTCGTAAGGTGGCAACGCCAACCCGCTATGAGCAGCCATCTTGGTCGCTTTTTGTTGAGCCGACCTTTATTTCCTTCGGCTGGTTTGAGTCCTTAAGTGATCCTGTTCGCAGAATCCGGCCAACCCCGACCGACCAACAATTTGTTCCATATCAGCCGATCACCCCATCCTTTGGTTGGTTCGATGGATTTACTGATCCGACCCGAAGAATACGAACAACAGCTTCGTTCGATTCACAATCTTCGGTGCCACTGCCGACTGTTTCATTCGGCTGGTTTGAAGGATTTGCTGATCCAGCTAGGCGCATTAGACCTACGCCAACTGATCAGCAGTTCACTCAATATCAACCAATTATCCCATCCTTTGGTTGGTATGGAGGACTTGCCGATCCAGTACGCAAGCTCCGTGTTACTTCATTCGATCCACAGAATTTTGTCTTCCAGATAACCCCAGCGGAAGTCTCATTCGGTTGGTTTGGGGCTCTCACTGAGCCACCTCGGCGAAAACCTATATCGATTTCTTGGGATCAGGATTTCAACCCCTTACCTAGAGTTTCCTTTAGCTGGTTTGGCGGTCTAAGTGAGCCTGTCCGGAAGAAACCAAAAGTTGCTTGGACCGATCATATATCGTTCCAGTTCCCGATTGTTCCATTTAGCTGGTTCAAGGGTCTGGACGAACCGACGCTGCCTAAAAAGAGGGTTATTGCCCCGCCTTATTTCAGCTTCTCACCAAACCCAATCCAGTTATCTTTTGGCTGGTATGGCAGCCTGACTGAACCAGTTCGGGTCAGGCCGAAAGCTCTACGGCAGATATTTGGTGTCGTACCTGAGTTTACTCCGCCATTCTTCTATCTGGCGGCCCTGAATACTACAGAACAGCGAGATTTCTTCTTTGCCGTTCTGTATCAGTTCAGCCCTCCACTCCGGGCCTATGTCGATATTATCGAGAAAGACCCGAGACATAGGGGCAATTTGGGTATCATTGAACCCGCCGCTGAACCGAGTATAATCGCCTCGATTGTGCCACAATCAGCCTCGGCAACTGGAGGAACGCCAGTCCCAACGGTTGCCGGGGCTCGCGTGGCGATCATTGTCTCCTAGAGAGAGGCGGTTCCGCTGTGACAACCAATGTAGTGCAAGGCAACACCGCTCAGTTCGTTGCCGAGTTCTTGGACGCCAACGGAGCCATTACGGTGCCCCCGGGAGGGGTGCTGAATATTACCTATCCCACGGGCCTTACAACGGCTTCTACGTCGATCACCATGGCCCAGCAGAACAGCTTCTTTACGGCCACTTGGTCTTCCAGCGTGTCTGATTTAGGCAATGCAACATGGAATATCACAGCCAGCGGCAGCACTAATACTCAGGCCCAAGGCGATTTGAGGATTATCACGCCATGAGTCCACAAATTACTAGTGGTACGTTTCTTTTCGCCCCGTCGCTCGGAGAAGTTGTGCTGAATGCCTATGCCCGGATCGGAGTAAGGCGACCGGATATCCTACAGACGCATCTTAGTGATGCCCGTATGGAAGCCAACCTGCTTCTTGCAAAGATAAGTAACCTTCAGCCTAACCTCTGGACAGTTGACCTTCAGGCACTTCCGTTATTGCAGGGCTCGGCAACCTATACCGTGCCAGCCGAAACCGTGATGATTCTGGACGTTTATATTCGGTATGGAAATCCGACCACGGATCGAGCCTTGTATCCTGTTAGCCGCTCAGAATATTCCAGCTATCCCAATAAAGACACACAGTCATTCCCTACCGTTTACTGGTTTGATCGACTGATCTCTCCGACTATTACATTGTGGTCAACGCCTGATGGTAATGGGACATATACGCTGTTCTACTATCGCGTCCGGCAAATACAGGATGCTGATTATGTCAATGGGCAGAATATTGAAATCCCGTATCTATGGATGGATGCTTTTACGGCTGGCCTCGCTTATCGTTTGGCTCGCATCTATGCACCTTCGCTTGAGGGCCAACGCAAGCAGGACGCCGACGAGGCATGGGCACAAGCGGCAGTCCAGAACACGGAAAATGTAAATATCATGTTCTCCCCCGGTCTTAGTTCTTATTTTAGGTGAATGAGAAATGCGCCCTCATGGAAGAGCCCATGCCGATAGAAGAAATCCAAGCGCTTGGGGAATATGCGATTCCTGTGGATTTCTTTTCGATAAAAGTGATTTACAATATCAATACATTTGGGCGGGGACGCGCACTGTTAATACTACTTCGCTTAGGTGCGATAAATGTCTGGATGAACTGCAAGAGCAACTTCGGGTCATTGTACTTCCTGCCGATCCAACACCTGTTGATGATCCGCGCCCCGAACAATCTCAGATCAACAACAATCCATATACCTCAATTGGCAGCAATATAGGAACGATGACGCAGGCCGCTGGTTTAGCCGCCGCCTTTGATTCCAATGCCAATAAACCATTCTTTTTGTCAGCAGTAAAATACACATCAACGGCTGGATTGACCAATACGGTTGGCAAGAATTGGACTGGCCTTGATCCAAACAATCCGACTGCCGGACTTTCGGCTTCCAGATTTGTGGTTACTGCACCGAACGATGCAAAATTGGCCGCCGCTGGATCAGTCGCATACGCCTTTCAGGGCTCTAATTTGTCTGTTCTTGGAAGTTTTACAACGCTTGCTAATGGCAATACTGCTGGCACTATCGGTGAGATCATAGATGTTACAATCACGCCGACCACAAATTATCTCTTCCATCAATTTGTGATTACTGGAGATGGAGTGTCGTCGGTATCGGTAGCTCAATTACAGATATATAGCGCGGGATAGGCCATGATAAACTATACGACCTATGTAAGCCAGATCGCCAACTTGACAGTAATCTCTTCGGCTGATCCTAATTTCTTAACTATGTTGCCGGGCATGATCGATTATGCCGAACAGCGCATTTATAGAGAGGGCGATTTCCTTTTTACTTATATTACCGATACCAGCACCAATGTTGTGGCGAATTCCCGTACCTTCAATTATCCAACCTCAATTGGAACCTTTTTGGTGATTGACCAGATTAATATACTTACGCCGATTACAGCTACTTCATCAAATGCTACTCGTGTTCCACTGACCGTCACATCAAAACAGTTTATCGATCAGGTTTATCCCAATAATTCCAGCGGAACTGGAGTGCCTAAATTCTTCGCACCAGCAACAGAGGATTCAGTAACTCTTGGGCCAGTTCCAGATCAGAGTTATAATGTGGAAGTAATAGGAACTGCGAGACCATTACCTTTGTCTGCCAGTAATTCCAGTACGTTCCTAACACAAACCCTTCCGGATTTATTTATAGCGGCATCGATGATCTTCGCTTCTGGTTATATGAAAAACTTCTCTGCCCAAGGAGACGATCCGCGAATGGCGCAGAGTTGGGGAAGCCAATACGATAAGCTATTTGCTTCCGCAAGCACGGAAGAGGCCAGAAAAAAATACACAAGCCAAGGCTGGCAAGCCCAAATACCAAGTCCAGTAGCGACGCCTGCGAGGGTATAGTCCATGCCAATGACTTCTGTGACCTTGCGGCCCGGCGTCAATACCATGATGACGCCATCCCAGAACGAAGCCGGTATCTCACAGGCCAATCTTGTGCGTTATCAACAGGGCATGATTCAAAAATATGGTGGCTGGTCGCAATATTATCCGGCATCCATCGGATCAACAATCAGAGAACTTTTTGGCTGGCAGGGATTAACTGGCAATAGCTATCTTGGTATTGGGGCCACACAATCATTAAGTGTGATTATATCTGGAGCAAGGGCCGATATCACGCCCCAGACCTTAACGACTAATCCAACTCCCAGTTTTTCAGTAAGCTCAGGAAACCGCACCGTTACTATTATAGACCCTAATTCCAGTGCATCTATTTATACCACGATATATCTTAATACACCGATCAATGTTGGTGGAGTGGTCCTCAACGGACCTTATCAAGTAACTGCCGCTCTTGGTTCCAGTAATTATCAAATTACATCTAGTGTACCAGCGATTGTCACAACTTCTTCCAGTGGGATTCTGCCCATTTTCGATACGACAGTAAATAGCGCATCGATAACGGTAACGCTTCCAAATCATACCTCCTCCGTAATTCAGGGACTATAT